AAAGGATACAAACAGGGATATGATGAGGGGTATAAACAGGGGTATGATGCCGGGTATGTTGTGGGGGTCAAACAGGGGGAACCTTCTATACCTGGTCCTGATCCTATTCCGAGTCCTGTCCCTGCGGGCGCGGACCCGGAACGACCGACGGGCAAAATCGGCGGAGGACATGAGGACATCATCATCCCGGAAAGCCTGAACGATCCTGAGTGCAGGCACGTGGCGAAGACGTGGTTTCAGTATCTGCGGGAAAAGCACTTGGACGAACGCAGCCCGGAAAACAGCGCGACGCAACTGCAGGAGTGGTGGCGGCAGATGGCGCGGAAGGGCCGGGAGAAATTTCTGCGGGATGTCAGGGGCAGCATCTCGCACGGGTGGAAGACGATCCGAGACGTGGACGACGCAGGCACCAGCAGGGGCGGACAGGTGCGCAGCGCACAACCTGACACCGACCCGGACTTCCTGCGAGCGGTTGCGGTCTGCAAGGAATTCCCCAGCGGCAGCGATTACGACCGGGAGAAGCGGGAAAGCACGCTGGGGCCGGAGCTGATCCGGATCGTCCGCAAAATGACATCCGCGCGGCTGGCTGAGTGCGACAAATTCACGCAGAAGCAACTGGCAGCAGAATGGGCAATCGTACGGGAGGGCATGAAATGATAGCGAACAGAGACACTATCGAAACGGGGCTGCTGTGCGCCGCCCTGTGCGGTCCTGAGTTTGTGGCGGAGATTCAAAGCCGGACACAGGCCAGACCGATCAGAGACCCGGACAAGGCTGGATATTGGCAGATCCTGCAGCGAAGGGCGGAGCACTTTGAGCCGTTCGACTTGGACACCATCATCGACGAGTGCGAGAAACGGCGACTGAACCTGCAGGTGCTGGTGGGACTTGAGGCGGCGAGATTCGAGACCGCACATATACCCTACTACTGCGAGCAACTGCAGCGGTTGAACGAAATTGACGATGTCAGGAGCCTGGGGAACGCATTGGGCAAAGACGCAGCCCCCGACATTGACGACTACATCACGAAGCTGGATGAATTGCGGAATCGGCAGCAAGCCGAACTGGTGACGCAGGCGGACGCAATCGCGAGGGCAAACCACGAGAGGCAGAATCCCACGGCGGTGCATCCGACAGGGCTGAGACCACTGGATGAGCTGCTTGGCGGTGGATTGCGGGCCGGTCAATTGATTGTCGTGGGTGGCCGGCCCGGTTCGGGCAAGTCGGTCCTGATGCTGCAGATGCTGCTGGGCAGTGTGTCCGCAGCGCAGGCCGGGCTGGTGGTCAGCCTGGAAATGCTGGCACATGAGCTTGTGGAACGTCTTAGGACGCGATACAGCGAGCAGCAGCTATCTGCCCTGAATCTCAGATACATCGACAGCACAAGCAATCTGGGGGCCATCGTGGCACTGGTGAACGTCACAGCCCGGCGCATGAAGTTATGCGGCGTGGCTATTGACTACCTGCAACTGTTGGAGGTGCCGGGCAATTCGCGGGAAGGCCGTGAGCGGGAAATCGCCAAGGCCAGTCGGCAGATGAAGCGGCTGGCTTTGGATCTGCAATTGCCGGTGATCGTCGGGAGCCAGCTGAACAGGAACGCGGAGAAGTCGGGCAAGCCCGGGCTGCATGACCTGCGGGAATCGGGAGCGATTGAGCAGGACGCGGACATCGTGATTCTGCTGCACAAGGACGCGGATTCGGGGAAGACATCGGTTGAGGTGGCCAAACATCGACGCGGCAAAACCGGGCGGCTGGACCTGCAACTGGACGGGGCGAAATATCAGTTTATTCAGGACGACAGATTTCAGGAGTACGACGCATGGCGGAATTGAGTGCGGCAGACCGAGCGTTACTGCAACAGGCACAAGACAGAGCGAGGGCACGAATGACACGACGAACCATCGACGAAACCGGCAGGGACATCAGCGAGCCACATGGGCAACCAGAACTGATCCAGCCGGGTTGGTATTGGACCGGGCTGTTGTGTGTGTGGGTTGTGGGGCCGTCGCAGCGAGGGCAGTGGGTACATTATCAGACAGCGAAGGAATGCAGATGGGCAGCATCGCGAAAGACGATCCACTGGCAGCGAGTGCATGAGGCCGTGCAGGAGTCAGGGCAAGGGTTTGGCTGGAGGCCGGACCGAAGTGATTGACAATCCCGGATTCCGCGCCCACAATGACACGCAACGGAGGACGGCAGGACGCCATCTTTGTCCTGTGGTGGGATTACGGAGGGCGTTATGGGTAAGGCGGCGCAGAAATTTGCAGTCAGCGTGACGGGCAAGTGTGGCGGATTGACGGGCAGCAATGAGGACGGCGACAGAGTCGCGATTGATCCCATCCTGATCACCACACTCATCACGACCATTCTTCCGGCGTTGGTAGAATGGTTCCGGTCCTGCCGGGAGAGGCGAAAACAGCAGGACCAGACGCCGCAGCAGCAACTGGCAGCGGCACACGCTGAGCAAAAGGCACGTGCAAAAAACGTGGCAGCCCTGCAGACCCGCATTCTGCAGGAGTGCAAACGGGGGACTGTTGCCGAACGAAGGCGAGCACGCCAGACAGGCATTCCGGCGGACATCGGGCGGTTTGCGATTGATTACGATTCCGCAGGCCGACTCGCGGACAAGATCCACACCGAGGCAGCCACCATGCCAGCCAAGGACGCGGCTGCATTGTGTGCTGAGTGCGGTGTGACATGAGGGCTATCCTGCTGCTGCTGACAATGCTGCAGGACGGCGCGATTGAATTCCCGGAGCCTCCTGCCCCTTCGCCGGTTGTGGTCGATGACACGCAGCCACAGCCGAGCGTGGACACGTTCGCCACTGACCAGCTATACCTGATCCAGAGCGATATCGCACTGGTGATTCTCGCGAGTCCTGCGGGCGTTCTACAGGTGACACCCGCAAAACAGGGAGCGGTCATTTTCAGTCGGTTCGCCGGCGGGAAATCACTGGAGACAACACCACCCGACAACAGGCCACAGCCTCCTGCGGATGATGTTGCAGCGGCTTTCCGAGCCTACGAAAAATCGTGGCGAGCAGCGCAGGGTGACCTGGCGGACAGGCTGGAGTCGGGCGAAATCACGTCCGAAAAAGCGGCTGCCGACTGGTTTTCCGTTGCAGGTCAGGAGGCCCGGAAACAGGCGTTTTTGCCGTTGCTGCGGGCTGAGTCTGTCGTCTTCGGCGGCGAAGGTTGGACGGCGGAAAAACACGCACGATACGTGAGGAGGTACGCAGATGGTCAGCGTGGCAAATCTGCCCAGGCCCAGTGATGCAGAGCGTGAGGCGGTCGGGCGTCTTGTGGACATCGTTCCGAGGGCCGGGGATTTCCCTGGCTATCTGGACGTGCTTCGAGATCCCGCAAACAGCCCACTAACGCGGATGCAGGTGGAGCGACAACAGCGCAACGACTGCCAGGGGAACGCAACCGCAAACGGGGAAGAGGTCCGGTCGTGGTATTGCAGCGGTCGGCAGCGCATGCCGGTGCTGTCTGAGATNGGGCGGTGACCGTGGCACGTCGATACACTCGGGCGTCAGAGTGCTGTGCGAGGGAATCCCGGGTCTGCAGGTTGACCCCGGATTGCCCACGGAGTCGGTGTGGCCTTACGCGCAATACTGCCGGAGATCGTCTGAGTTTGTGCGATGTTGTCAGGGGCTGCAGGTTCAGGCACCGCATGTGACCGAAGTGAAAGACCTGCCCCCGTGGGATGACATGCTGGCTGCACTGGCTGCAGGGGCAACGGGGCACATTGGCACGTTTTGGGGCGTTTCATGGAAGACCGTGCCCGGTGCACCGAAGCGGGTCATGGATCAGGCACCGCGAAACGGCGGCGGACATGCCACCGAAATTATTTGGGCCGTCGAAGTCGGCACGGATTGGTATTTGGCCGTTTGGAATTCGCACGGCGATGGTTACTATCTGATGTCGCGGCGGTGCTACGAACAACTCTGCAAAAACAAGTGGGAGCCGTTCGGGGGATACCTGCTGACGCCTGACAAGATGGTGGAACGGTACGACAGAATCACGCAGGGCGGAGGGTATTTCGCATGATCAGCTTACTTGACAGGCTGCTGACAGCAGTGTTGGTATGTTGTGTCGGGGGATGTGTCGGGTCTCTGATAGCGGCGGTGTTCGACGACCAACCGCTGCTGGACGAGCCATCGCCCGCAGCCGTGGCGGATCTGGCCACACTGAGCAAGCGAGTCACGGACCTCGAACAGCGGGTGCGGGATCTGGAAACCGGAAGGCCAGCACAACCGC